ACTATGTTGTTGATCAATGGAGTCCAATAGGGTGTACCCAACTCATCTGGTGGTTCAATCTGTCCAGGTGCATCTTTATGTGCAACGTAGTACGCACCGTCGTAGGCTACCAGCCAGCCCCTATGGTACACACTTGTAGAAAACACCCAGTCGATGATGAACGACAGGTCTTCCTGGAAGATAGGAATCCACTTGCTAGAATTTGACAGTGGTATACCTATGGTTCCATTAGAGATACAGATATACCTCTTACCTGTGCCAATGTTGGTAAGGGCAGGTAATCCCCTGCCGTTCAAGACTACTCGAGTGTTCTCGCCGTTCTGATCCTTGTAGCGGATGAAGTGTGTGGGGTTGAATGGATCTGGTGGCGCACCGTTGATGTTCTTTAGTTCCCACGCACCAGTGTTGAAATTCCATTCGCCCTTCAGAACCTTGGTACCCTCGTCTAGTAGAGATCTATCCCAGGTGTTGTAATTAACCTCGAACTCAAGGGTACGGGTATAGTACTTGTAGCAGAAACCGTGGTACTTACGGTCCCAACTAAACTGCGACAGCTTGATGGTCCTCGGTGGCAAACCCCATAGTGTCCGATCGTTCACGCAGTCCATCATGGAAGCACACACTGTGTACTGCATGTTGATAAGGTTCTGCTCGATCTTGACAGCCGGTCTGGATTTGTCAAACTCTACGTGTGGCCCTCGCATTTGCTCAAATGCGGAGTTAACTACTGGTCTGCCATTAACGTCGTGCGTTGCTTCTTCTGTGTACCGAGTGAAAGAGCCGCTAATCTTCGGTGGCTCCAGGATAGGGTCTTCTATCTGAACGTCGTTGCACCTTTGCTTGTTACGCTCGGGCGGCTTGGTGGAGAATTCCATCTCCACTTCAAAGTAGTTATTAGGTTCATTGTCTAGTAATGGAGTAACCGTAGCGTTCGGTCTGCACCAGGCATAGAAGTCTGTATCGTTGTCGAAAGCCCACAGCGTACCCGGTAGTGGTAACCCAGGAGTATTCAAGGCGTTGGCTGGACCGTCAAGCCTGGAGCCTTTCACCAAGAAGGTTATACTCCAGGTTCGATGACCTTCATCGTCTCTTACACCACTCCAAGTTCTTTGTCCGTCTAGCAGGAAGGTTGCCATGAATATCCTCCTTATGTCAGACCGGCAGCATCGAGACGAAGACCGGGTCGTCGTGCCTGCTCCTCTGTTGCCTGGGCAATTCTAGCCAGTAGTCCGGCTATGTTGTTACCCTCTAATCCACCACCCATCCCAGCGTTGGGTTCCAGGGCTACTTTCTTGGCACCACCTATGGGTCCGAGTGCCGGTATGTGTGCTGGAAGGTTGCCAGCCCTTTGGACCTTGGTACGATCTCTGGTTTCCTTTGCAATCGCATCAAACTTAAGCCGGTCACTGAACTCCATGATCCGAGTGAAAGCCTCTGCACTACCAGTAAGAGCAGCGTCAAATCGCTGAGTTTCCTTAACAACATCAGCCATGTTGTCTCGCCACTCTTTTGTCTTGTCGTTGGCGTCGTCAAGGTGTGGTAGAGTATTCTTGGCAAACTGCATATCAATCTTCATCCCGAGGAACTTGTTAAGGTCGTCGTTCAAGTCCTCTGCCATACCCATGAACTGATCATGGAGTTTCTTCTCTAATTCTCCCATCTCCCTTTCGGGTATAGGATCAAGGTCTCTGATGTTCCACTGGAACTTCGGTGCCTGCTGGAGTAGATCACCTATCTTCTTCTTCCCAGTGATGATATCACCGATATTACTAAAGATGTTCTTGAAGTTCTCCGCGAAGGTCGTCAAGAACCCCTGTGCCCAGTCAAATAGGGAACCCCAGAGTTGCTTCATGATCTTGATACTGTTCTTAAAAGTGGTTGGTATGACTGCCGTGAATACGTGTATTACCGCATTCTTAGCCTCTTCTAACTTGAACAGAACGAAAGTAGCTAGGACGTCCCATATCTCTCGTATGTGGAGTATAGCAAACTCTACGGCGTTGATGGAGGCAGCCAGCATGAACATAGCATCTTGTACGGTTAGAGTTACACCAGCTATACCTTTGATAGCCCCCATAGCATCTTTACCGAGAGATGACAGTATAGCACCACCCATATCCCAAATCAGGCTAATCAGAGATACTAATGCCAACCTTACAGGTTCCGTACTCTTCCAGAAGGATGTGAACTGCTTCTGCATGTCGTCAAAGACACCCAGGCTGTCTGCAGCACTGTAGCCTATACCTGCAAAGGCACCTGCCATAGCGGCAACACCAGTAACGATAACTCCCAGGATTATACCTATACCACCGAACATCTTGTTGAAGATCATACCGGCTGTGAACACAACTGCTGCGAAGGTGGTGAATGCTACCACACCCATCAATACAGCAGCCGTAGTCTTCTTAACAACTGGTGGTAGGTCGGCCCATACCCCTAATGCGAACTTCAGAGTAAAACCCAGAGCCAACATTATCGGCACTACTTCTCTGCCTATGTCGATGCCAAACGCAACCACGTTATTCCAGATAATCTGTAACTGGTTGTGGAAGCTGGTCATCTGCTTGTTGGCGACCTTCTCAGTCATACCACCAGCGTTCCTCAACTCCTTCTCGTACCGACGGATAGCGTCGCTGGTGCCAAGCAGAGGCATGATAGATTGCTGCATCCTAGCCTCGAATCCGAGTTGCAGGAATGCGGCAGATCTTAGCTCGTCGTTCATCGGACCGAACGCATTCTCCATATCCTCAATGATGTCTGCGAAGTTACGCATCTCACCAGCATTGTCGAATACGGCGATTCCGTACCTTTTGAATGCGTTCTCGTTCTTGATGGCGTTCTTGGTCAAGTGCCTGATGATCATAGACAGGTGAGTACCAGCCAGTTGTGCTTTCACACCCTGATCGGCCATAGCAGCCAGGACGGCCACACCTTCTTCTACATCCTTACCGAACGCTTTCAGAGCACCACCAGCCTGTCTAGTCAGAGCGCGAGAGAACTGTAACACAGAGGCGTTGGCCAGGGTGTCAGCCTTAACCAAGACGTCTGTGATACGAACCAGACTCTTCATGTTGGTAGCAGCGTTCTTAGACTTCATACCCATAGAAGCCTGTGCGTCTGCTGCGTACGTTGTGGCTGCGGCAAGGTCGAAGTTGCCTGCCGTTGCAAACTTCTCGATTGCAGGCAGGGCGGCAATAGACTGCTGTGCGTCCATACCAGCAGAAGCCATGAAGTAAAACGCCTTGGCCAAGTCTGTAGGACCATGAAGTGCAGTCCTACCAAGACTAAGAGAAGCCTTCTCAATCTGCTTCTCCTCGTCTGCCGTAAGACCCATGATAGAGAGAGATTCAGTCAGAGCCTTGTTGAACTTGCGGAACTCGTTGGTGGCGAACGACAGAGCCGCAGCGGTAGCGGCAGAGGTAGCAGCGTTCATGGCAGCTACCACCGCCATAGTCTGATTCTCAACGTCCTTCAGAACGTCGAAGTATCCACTGGCGTCACCCCGGATTCGGATGACTATGCCACCCATACTTGTACTGCTTGGCATCACTCCCTACTTTCTTCTGGAGGAGAGACTAGCCTGTGCTCGATGTTCTCCTTGCCACCCAGTCGTCCTATCCACCTAGCCTTCGTGGTGGCTATACTCTCTCTAGGAGCCTTGGCCCCTGCCTTCTTGAACTCTATCTTGTAATCAGTTATCTTGATCTTCTTACGCTTCTTACCCTGGTTGGCACGGTGGATAACTGCTGATATCTGGGCCAGGTAGTAATCCATCTTTTCCATCGTATTCCACTGCTCATCTTTCCACTCAGCCCATGCCATGAACTGGCGGTGCGTCATGCTACCTCGCCAGCCCATAACTTCGTGTAGCAGTTTGCCGTTCTCTTTGGCGAGTGTGAAGTGACCGTCGTACACCTCACTCGCCTTTATCAGTTTCCCCCGGCTGTTACCTCTTCCGGTTCATCCTTCTTAGATCGCGATACCAACTGCTCTCTTAGTTTGGTGATCAATACCCTAAGTGAGTCTTCAGGTAGGTCTTCGCTCTCATCCAGAATGATCTGAGTAACCTCGTCTGGAGTTTGTTCGGGGTTAAGACCGCTGATGGTTCTGACCTGATTATACAGATCTCTTACCATGCGACCTGGCCAACTCTTGATAGTCTTCTGGGTCACAGGTTTCTTGGGATCTTTGTGACCATCTTCACCCACCTGGAACACGCACTGGCTAACCAGGAACGATTCGGTATCCGCATAGTTGCCAATGATGGTAGGCTTACCGTTTGGCCCCATCCTGGTACACCTGGCAAGCTCGTTGCGGTAGGCACACACTACAGACTCTTCTGCCTCGCACAGAACGTACTCAACTCCCTTGTAGTTGAAACCAATCTCGATAGGTTCCAGGTCGCTGAAATCCATGCGGTAGCGACCGTCATCATTCTTGATGACATTCTTGGACATCTTCTTCGCCATTGTCTAGCTCCTGAAAACAGTTGGGCGACGGTTAGTAGTATAGCGGTTAAACCGCACTCATCAAGTACCAGCCACTTCCACCATAACCGGGGCACGCTCGACACCAGTGTTGTCCTGGTTGGTCGGGACGTATGTAATGGTTGCGGTCGGCTGCTCTCCCTCGACAAACTCGTCAGGCTCGAAGCTCTTCAAGAAGCCCCAGAACGCCAGGGTACTACCGTCCGGGAAGGTGATGGTGATGACATCGTTCTCGTTCAGCAAGAGAAGAATCTCGTCGTACAGGTCTGGGTCCCAGGCAGCCGTGACGCTTCCTTCCGTCAGGGTGATAAGTGCTCTGGAAGCAAACGTCCTGAACCTGACGTTGTGCATGGTGGTAGTATCAATCTCATCCCCACCATCCATACCAGGAGGTGTTACCGACTTCTCCCAGAAGGCGATGACCGGGTTACGGGCGAAGGTTATTAGTGTCTGGTAACCATCGTCCATCTTTATACCGGCTGGCGTACCGCGTGCCGTTGCGCTAGGTGCTGGCATGTCAACTCCTCGTTACGACTCTTGCCTAACCGAGACTAGGTAGTTCACCGTGAACAACCTACGGTCAGACTCTGGAGACTCTCTACCCAACGCGGCGACATCACTAGTCCTGTTAAAGGAGTGTATCAAGTAAGCCTGTGGCGTCCCATACTCCTCAACCAAGACAGATCTCTGGTACACCCCTGTGTCTAGGGTGTGTGCTATGGCCCTGGCCTTGTTCCATCCCTCGTTATGAGTTTTGGCTCTGACTCTAACTTGGATACCGTGGTGCTCCTGGATCTCACCGTCGTTATGCGTCCTGCCAGACTGCCTGCCGGTGGTGTCGTACACGGTAACACAGTTATCTGGGGACGCAGGCTCCAGGGCTGTAAAAATTGGCCACTCCTCCTGCCCAGAAGGCATGGTGCCGAGGCCAAGCAACACCATAGCCTTGCGCGTGATGTCAGCAGGGGAGTGGGCCAATGGTCCGGGCATGGTTAATGCTCCACTTTCTCAACTTCTACGAATACACTCTCTCTGAGAAACCCGGTGTCTACTGGAACTAATGGCAGGCTAAGTTCCTTGAGTAGAAGACCAGTCTTGAACAGTGCTGTTACAAGAGACTCGCCAGCAAACAACCTGGTCCTGAATTCTTCCGTCAGCCTGTGTGCCTCTAGTCTTACAGGTTTCTCTAGGAACTTGGCTTCACCGACCGTGTGGTTATACTGAAGATTCTCGTGCTGGTAGATGGCGTACCTGGCGGTGTATCCTACGGCAACTGTGGCTCGCTTGGCTCTGATGGTG